GGGGCATGAAGCTTCGTGGTATTGCAGTACTGGCATGCAGTGTGTGTGTTGGGGCAAAGTTGAATTGCGCGCCGGTGAACGGACCGGCCAACCGCCGAGCCGCTAAGCGCCGTTCCGCTGCGGCCCGGTCTGTGTGGATTGCCTAACTAGTTTAACGTCATCGCGGACCTGGGCTAGTTTATGGTCTTTGCGGACCGACAGTAGTTTAACGCCATTGCGGGCGGCGGAGCTTTACGCCCTCCAGGCGCACAGTAGCTGGCCTTGTACCTTGCCGGTGTGCTTTCAGGCCAGCCGCGGACTATGCGGCCGCTCACCGGCTAACTTTGTCTAGCACGCTACCACCTTCCCGTCGCAGAACACGACTTTAGTCGTGTCCTGCGGCCAGGTGTGCTCGTCAAAACTGACGAGTGGTGGTGAGCGCCACTTCGCCGCCCCCTGCCTGTCGCCTTCCTGGGCCGCAGTTAATACCTCCTGCGCCCAACGCGGAAGTGCCGTCAGACCCCAGTCCGGCAGCACCATCTCAATGTAATCCCGCATCCAATAATCATCATTACCATTCGGGTACTGGACGTCGTCCGTGAATTCCTTACGGCTGTAGCTTTTCAAATCCTCAGCTACACCGGCGAAGTCGTCATCCAGGGGGCATGCCGCGATCCACGCTCGCACGATATCACGTACCAGCGGGGTGTTTGCGTCTGACAGTCTGAGGTTCGTTGCACGAGTATAGGCCACGGTTGAATTGGAGAACTTGCTGTCCGTATTTGTCGACATATGTAGTCCGCGGAGCGTGCGGGGCACATCACAACAAGAGTCGACATGGCCATGGAAAACATAGGGCGTATACACGCGAGCAAGAAAGTTCACGTAGCCCTGTGGAACTTTCCCCGCGTCCAACTCCGCGATGGGAGTGGCGTGGGTTCGCTCCAACTTCACAAGTTTTCCCATGGTCACAGCCGCCTTGGTGATGGCCTCGTCGCTGAGGCACTTCTGCACGCCGTCGTCGCCGGCGGCTAGCACACAAGTGTTGACAAAGTTCTCGCAGTCCTCCCGCGACGGGAAGGCACCCGCCGAATTCTTCTGCGTCCTATAGGCCAGCAAGCAGAACAGCACGTTGCTCCACGAATTGGAGGCTGACGTCTTGTTATCCCCGCTGGCCTGCCCTTTACCCTGTTCGTACTTCACGCCAAACTGCGTGCGCACGGTGCGGTCCTTCAAAGCCTCAAGAATCTCAAGAAGCTCCGCCGCATACTCGCGGGAAAAGAGGGCAAGATGGATCCTCACGTCCAACATGTGCTCAATGATGTTCTTAGTAGCATCAAAGTAGCTGAAGTCGGTGCATGTCACCGACTCCTCCCCTTCGCACAGGCGCCCAACGCGCTGTGCGACCTCGCTAGGTGGAATTCCAAAACAATACCACGGCTGCTCCTTCAAAACGCTCTCAATGGCGTAGTAGTACCTTGCATACTCGTACTTCGTCACGGGGTCCACCACGGTGATTAGCCGTGCAGCCTTCTCTGGCTTCTTAATGGGCTCCCGCTTGATGAACGAGGTGAAAGGCGCAATCAGGAAACTGTCAGCCGCTCTGTCCAGGATGTTCATTTGGGTGGGTCTATATTGGCGCGAGTAGATGGTGTCGTCGTCTACGGGGTGGAGCGAGTGTTCCCTGCCCTTGCTAATCATAGATACTAGCATGTTGATAGTTTCATCAACAAATGGAGTCACTTCAACAATTGTGCTCCTAGGCTTCTCCACCCGCTCAAGTACGCTATTCCGTTCTGCGTACTCATCAACGACGACACCCAGGCCTGGCGCTGCAAGAAACGGATCCGAATGCGCCACGAGCATCTGCTTACTCTGCTCGCCAAAATATACATCACCGCGTGCGACATGCTCGACGAAGCTTGCGCTTGCGTGCACGGCGCCAGGTTGGCTCGCGGTGTCGCGAACATAGCCCACGACAACGGCGCTCAGCAGGTTCTTCTCCCCACTAAGCTCCTTGACAGTGTGTGGGCTGATGCTTGTCCTCGATTGGGCATGCATCGCTCGCAGGGCGGCTACGTGCTCAGCCTGAACATCGTAACTCGCCAACGAGCCAACCTCACAGATGGAGAACACCACTCCAGTTTGTTCCACTCGCTTGATCACTCCATAGCCGCCATCCAGGAATGATCGCCGGCTAAGAGGCCGGCCGAGTGGTAGCGCGCCAAAAGTGCGCACAGCCTGGGAGTGGGGTACAAGGACGAATATGCTATGGTGGCCTAGCGGGCAATCACGATGAATAACATCGTAGCGCACCCGCGCGCGCGCCGCACCGCGCCAGCCGTCCACGCACACGGAATCTCCAGAGAAGTCCCATAACTTCTGATTAGGATAATTTCCGCCACCCGATAACGACACGTTGATAGTCCCATCCTCTTGGAGGTACCACGTGTACTCACCCTTGCCGTTGGCTGGACGCCTTGGGCAAAAGGAGTAAAACACGTACGTGCCAACATGGTCGAACAAGTACTGGGGCAAGTCTTCCATGT